GAAGTGATCATACGATTTTATCTATTAATTAACTAAGCTTTGGTACAAGTCTAGATATGACTTGCAGGCTGTATCCCATGAGAAATCACACTCCATAGCTTGTTTTTGTAGATTTCTCCAAACGTCAGGATGGTGTCTATACAAGTCCAATGCTGTTTGGAAAGTCCAATTTAACCAATAAGGAGATAGATTGTCAAAGCTAAAGCCAGTACCGCTTCCTTCGATTGGATTGAAAGCACGAACAGTATCTCGCAAGCCACCAACTTCATGGACTAATGGCAAGGTTCCGTAACGCATAGCCATCATCTGAGACAAGCCACACGGTTCAAAACGACTTGGCATGAGGAAGAGGTCACAAGCAGCGTAGATTTCTTGAGCTAGTTTATCTAAATCATCTTCTCTAGATGCTGACTTCATAAATGCCGCAACGTGCAATGTAGCCTGTAATGTTCCATCAAGATAACCTGTAGGCGTAACATTACTAATAAACACCGCAACAGTAGGGCTTTGATTCTCAATATCTGAGAATGATGGCTTTCCATTGCTAAACTCTTTAACCTTTGGTAGGTGAGCTGTTAGCCTATTGATAACTGCTCGTCTAATTTCTGAGTGAATTTTCATTTCTTAACCACTATCTGAATTTGTCTAATTAACTGATTTCTTAATTCCATCGGCATCTCTTTTTCGTATGCGCGTTTAACTTCAGCATGAAAAGCCTCAGTTAGCGGAATCTTGAGTGGAATTTTAACTACATCGATTGGATAACGGTCTTTCCCTTGCCGTTGCATTACTTGCGTTCTTCCATTTTGGAGCTTTTGAATAAATGCTCTTTGGAAGAAACGATTCCCGACTTTTAGTTGACCTTTATTTTCGCCTCTTAGAACAAATCTTCCGTCACCTTTGATTAATCTGATTACCGGTAAATTTCCTCGATTGACCTTGACAAAAGCGCTTAATCTTCTTGGCTTTGCGCGTTCTAGTTTCGCTCGTCCTTTAATAAAGCGCTTAGGAACATCCACTTTCTTGGATGTATCTATTACAGCTCTCACCATAACTTTGGCAGCAACATTGTTAATTGTCCGCGCCATCGCTTGTGGAACTGCTTTTTTATCAATGTCGGATAAGGCTTTCTTAGCTTTCTCGATGTCGTCATTAATTGCCATCAGTAACTTGCATCCTCTTCTAGTTGTAGAATGATTGTTCCTGAATTAAAACTAAAGCCACTAACGATATACTCAATGTTATTTATCGTTACGCGATCATTTTTCTTAGGTTTGTACCCTGAAGATTTAAATAGCGTAAGCATGCGATAAATACCATTAATCGGCTCAAACTCTTTTGGAACTTCATCTAAAACTGCTTTATACTTTTTGCCATTGATGACATAGACGGACATCATCACATCTGATATAACTTTGTCCGCCTGTGCGATTGCTACATCAAATGGACTAAGCGTTGATCTTGACATCTACGGTTTCCACAGATGCACCGCTTGCGCGCCACGCAACGCCTAAGCGTTTGTTACTACCAGCGGTAATTGTTGCGCCATCAGTTGACCAGTAAACAATCGCACCTTGTTTGATATCATCGGCCGCCTTTGCTTTAACCGTGAAAACGCCAGTAGTTAAACCAACGCCTACACCACCTTGAGCAACGTCAGATACTGCAACAACTGCAAGATTTTCGATCATTGCCACATCACCACTCTTCATCGCAGCGGTTGCGGTAAAGCGTACTGTATTGCCATCTTGTACATAATTTTTAGCCATATTCAATTAATCCTATGATTTATTTAATAAAAAAGATAAAAACATAATAAACGTAAGAAGAGCTGCAACATCTATACTTTCAGATACAACCCTTATTCCACCAGCGCCTAAAATGACTAAAATCATTAATTGTAGACCTATTGTATTTAGCGGAGCTATTATTGCTGTGGTCCCGGCAGTCTTATACCCATAGTACTTAACAAATTTTAGCTCCGATAGTACCTGAGTAAGTTGCCGAGCTGTAAAATTATGTGCACGTATCATCCGTATATTCTTTAGAACTTGATCAAATAAATGCATAGTTATCCCTAAATGTTCTTGCACTTCGCTCGTAGCCTTCTTCAGTCTGATCCCCGGAAGCGTTAAAATAATGCAAAGGAAGGAAATGGCGGCTAACGCGACGATGAACAGCACTGGGTCAACCCATATCATGCCTACTATAGATCCGAGCACCAGTAGAACCGATCCAAACAGTTTAAAAAATCCGCCAGCTACAAAAGATTTTATGAGCTGCGCATCTGAAGAAAATTTATTTAATTTTGACAGCCTAATAAAAATTCTTACTTTTTACATAGAATTTACTTTTTTTTGATATTAAAAATTTGCATTTTGAATAAATACGAGTATAATTTTATTAGATGATTTGTAAGTCAAAATATTTGAGGAGGAAATAAATATGAGAATAAAATTAAACAACGTTTCTGAAACTATGCTTATTACTTTGTATATGCGGGCGACTGATACTAAAAGCGAAAAACCGATTTTGAATGATAAAAAATCTGAAGAAATAATTTCTCAAATAGATTATGATTTTTCAAAATTTAAACATGCATGGGCTTCATACTATGGAATTCTGTCACGTGCAAAAGTTATGGATAATCAAGTAAGAAAATTTATGGAAAAGTATCCAGATTGTGTGATTGTGTCAATTGGCTGTGGACTAGACACTAGATTTTTACGAATAGATAACGGAAAAATAAGATGGTACAATCTTGACTTGCCAGAAGTTATTGAAAAACGAAAATTATTTTTTGAACTTAATGAACGAGTTACAGATATTGCAAAATCTGCATTTGATTCAGCGTGGACAAAAAATGTCGAGCTGGAAGGAAAAAAATTACTTATTATTTCCGAAGGTGTATTAATGTACTTTGAAGAACAGCAAATTAAAAAATTTTTGGAAATACTGACTGATAATTTTGATTCTTTTGAAGCTCAGTTTGACTTGCTTTATAAAGGAACAGTTAAAATGAACAAAAAACACGATACCATAAAAAATATGAATGCAAATTTCAAATGGGGAGTAAAAGATGGAAGTGAAATTGTAAAATTGAATCCAAAATTAAAACAAACTGGACTTATTAACTTTACAGATGAAATGAAACATCATCTTCCTGGCTGGAAAAAATTATTTGTTCCTCTATTCTATATTGCTAATAATCGGCTTGGAATTTATACTTATGAAAAATAAATTGATTCAATAATCTATTTTTTTTATTTAATAACGTATTTTTTTTGACAAGTGAATGGAGAGATTATTATGAAAGAATTGAAATATTTATTAAGTTTATCTGGTAAATTTTGTCCCCAGTTTTTAAGGATAAAAAGTAAAATTTCCTCTAATTTACCAAGTTTGTGCGTTACACAGGTGAAATTTTTAGAGTATTTTTTAACTACTTTATCCTCAATGTGATGAAAATAAATTCCTGCTGTTTTATTGATTTTAAGGGCGTTATTTAGCTTGTAGCTAGTAACTGGACTAGCATGCCTTAAAAAGCTTCCAGCTACGATTATAAAGTCGCTATTTTTAATATCGTCATAGTCTGCGTTGTATGAGCTAAGGCCGCTAAACTCGCAAAATTTGGTTAAAAAATTTTGATAGCTTAATGCCTCATCGTTCAATAAATTTAGATCAAATTTCTCTCTCAAGCGCTCCAAGATAAACGCCTCTTCGTTTGTGATGAAGCTGTTAAATTTTATATTTTTTATCGTGCCATTTTTAAAATTTAAGACAATCTCATCAAATTTCTTTTTATTTTTACAGGCGAGCTCGTTGTGAAAGTCGTAAGCGAACCTAGCCGCACCACTTATCTCGCCAAAATGAAAATCGTTGCTGACCCTATAAATTTGCTTACTTCTGTCGCTAGTGCTCTTCTCTTTTACGTCATAGTAAATTAGCTCGCAGTCGCTTTGGTGCGGATTTGCCGCTGGGATGGAGCTTAGCTCCCAGATATTTGAGCTGTACTGAAAATTTGAGCTAATAAGTGCACCAACAGGGCAAACGCTGATACACTCGCCACAAAATGAGCACTCTAAATTTTCTCCAGCGCTTGGGCCAATGAGACTCTTTTGCATCTTGCTAAAGACCGCGTAGGCATCTTTTGGCATACTATCTTTTAGCTCTTTTGGTACTTCTACGCCTCTTGGTACTGTTTTTAGCGCACTCTCGCCGATCTTATCTTTACAGACTGTCACACACCTTTCGCAGACTACGCAAAGGGCTGGATCGTAGTTTATAAGTCCCCATTTTTTGTGCGGCTTGTGTGTGTCTTCTATGGCAAATTTTTGCTCTTTTACTTTTAGCCTTGTAGCTAAATTTTGTAGCTCGCACTCGCCGCTTTTGTCGCTTGGCGGGCGATGATCCGGCTTGACATATCAACTCTCGACACGCCACCAATTAGTTCCTTGGCGCTCGGGTCGGTGTCAGAGGTGATCAGTGCGGTGGGCATCAGAGGCATAACGGTCCTGCTGTACAAGTGGTTGGCCGTCCTGTGTGGTCTCTCGGCTTGGTTCTTCGTTAAGCTCGCCGTCCTCGGGCTGATCCTCAAGAGACGTAACCCGGCGCAGGGCACTATTCGGGCTTGGTTCGCCGACCGCTTCTCAGTGCCTGTCGGTGTACTCTGCGTCGTCGTAATCCTTCTCGCCATCCTGACTTTTGCCCTAGAACCGCTCTTGTTTCTCAATCTGAGAGCGTCCTGACCGAAGTACCGACGCACCGATCAGCCTTGATGGAAGTTTCGCTCCTCCCGAGCACGTGTTTCTCGCCGTGCGGATCAGGGGCGGGCTCGTCGGGGTCGTGAGGACGTGGCCGGTGGCGGAAGGTTCGCCGCGGGATTCCCTCGCCCGCGTTCCTCACGGTTCGCTTGCCTTACGGTCGGCAAGACCAGCTGACCTGTGCTGGATGCGGGGGAATGCAGTCCGGACGAGTGCTCCTACGAAGTAGAAACCCCCGGCGCGGACACCGGGGGCTCGAGCAATGCGACTCTGGCGGTGACGGTGGGATTTGAACCCACGGTGGCTTGCACCACACTCGCTTTCGAGGCGAGCTCTTTCGGCCGCTCAGACACGTCACCGCCGATGAGCGTATCCCAGCCCGGCCCCGCGGACAAATCCGCTCTTCCCTCAGCCGACCACGACCTCGAAGGTTCCGACCCGGTCCGCGATCCCCGCCGCCAGGTCCTCGATCATCCCGACGTCGTGGAGACGGTTCCGCCAGCTCTCCGGGATTCCGCTGCGCCCGTACAGCGCCCCCGTCAGCTGCCCGTAGATGGCCCCG